TCCGCTACGAGGTGAAACATGTTAAAATGGTAGGTTTATTAATTAACGACGGCGTCGGTAGGCCCTAACCCTAACCCTTCTGGCCCGAACTCTAACGGGTGTCCGTACCACACGGCGGCGAGTACGAGTAGGGCGGTTAGAAAGTTGACGGCGGCGATTATAAGTAGTTCTAGCACGTACATACATTTAATTATTTTTATTAAGGGAAGTGGATTATTGTAAGTCTTCTCATTAGAGCTTCCTTGGTCATCACATCCAATTCCGGATACCAATCTAATGGATTGACATTAGATGTAATCCAGATTCGTTCAGCATTAAGTGGTCTGGAAGAGCCCTTGATTTCGACACGTACTGGGTAACGATCCGTCCATCGCAATAAGTGTGAGACATCGATACCTCCGCGAAATTCATCGACCACAATATTCGATTGATTCTGATAACCATCCCAGAACTTGGATCGGGGACACTTAGAATAAGCACCTTCTCCTGCTTCATTCCATGCACGATGTGATTTTCCAGTTCCAGTACTTCCCCAAAAGACATAAGTTGTTCTTTGCATTCCGACACAAGTAGCATAGTCGGATCCAATTGCTCGGAGGGTACGATAAGAAACCACACGGACATTGGCGGGGATGGATTCAAGATCTCCGGACTTGGCGGCGGTCCATACAGCTTCCCAATCAGTTCTGGAGTTTCGTCGTATTGGCTTGGCTCCGAGTTCAAAGGGGTTCCCTTCTCTGGTGTCTTCTTTGTGACAGTACGCTTCGGCGGCTTCTGAACGGGACAACTCGGCATGAATCTTTCCTCCAAACACTCTCTTAACTCCGGTAAGAGAGACCTTCTTGCGGAACCCCACGATGATCTGATAGTGGAGGTATCCACCCTCTTTTCCCTTTTCAAGCTGACCTTTGGCCCACACAAGTTCTTCCACAAGTGTACCGGATTCGAGCTTAGAGCATATCTCGTTTGGGTGGGGGACGGTGAGTAACCAAAAAATTCCTTGTCTTCGTTCCATGGATTCATTTAATTTCTTAACCGGACAGGCTTATCTGAGGTTGAGAACCGTAAAAATTCTCGCCCTTTTATAGTAGGTGTGGCGCAGTGTGGCGTTGAGCTATAGAAACTTCCATTGCTCGCCGCCACTTGAGTCAAATTTAAACTTTTGAAGGGTCTAAAGACCCTTTCTGATCTGCGATCAGGTTTAGTAGAGTCATGTGGCGCAGTTGTAGCTTCGTGTGGCTTAGCTGAGAACCGAGAACCGCGATTAGTAAGTAATACTTATCGACGATTCTCATCGTCGATGTTTACTAATCGCGGTCTCGGTTCCACACATAATTTATTATTATTGGTCTTGTGCCCCAGCAACATCCATTAATGGATTTTCTTCATTGCCGACTTCAAATGTTGTATTCACACCATTATTTGGTTTAAGATTTCGGATAGTCAAAACTGGTTTACGATTGTTCAGCATTTGCTGAGTTCCAGCAACCCCGGCTGAGGTTTTAAACCCAGCAACTTCAGGAACACCTACTTTAATGACTTCCTTATACTCTATTGCTACAGGAGCAGATAAACGAGCTGTATCATTAACATGATAACCAACATCTTGACCTCTCCAACCCGCAATGGTAGGATCAAGCACTTGATCTCCGTGAACTGATATAATACAACCTACACTATAACCCTTCATTAAACAATTAAATTGTTCTGTGATGGCACCAGCAGTATTTTGAGTATTAATTTTAGAATAATCTAATACAGTATTCTGGGGACCCTGAATTGAATGCAAGCATGTTTCGTCTGGAGCCAATTGCATACTGCGCTTTTTCCAAGTCCATTGAAATCCCATATATTCCTTCGCAACTGCTAGTGGATCAACGGCAGCCTCGTGATATATTTCACTTCTAGTAGCACCCCCTGAAAAATACAAAACACTTGTATCATTACCGGTAGTAGAATATTTTCTAACAGTTTCATACAAATTGTATAAAGGGGGTGCCTGCATGAATTTAATTGTTGGAGTACATTCCCAAATATCCATTGAAACAACTCGATTTGAAACATTTTTCATTTTAAATTGAACAAACGAATTGATCACATGAATTTTCAGGGGTCCTGAGATAGAAGGAACTGGAATAGCAGTAGTAGTTACATTAACTGTAGATAAATTCCCAGTTTGAATATAAGGATCCCCAAGAGGTTTATCATTAAACAATACACTAGCAGCATCCAATATCTTAGCCGGAGTAAAAAAATTTAAACCACTTTCCGGTACAAGAGTGGTGTTAGCTGCAGGGGCCCAAGTCCCCAAGCACCCCCACATAGTTCTTGCACCAGCTTGTGCCAAAGATGGACTAACTAGTAGCCCAACTTGCGCCACCCCAAGATCAGTAACGTTTATAACAGACGTGTTGTTGGAAACTACATTCCCAACCAATCCGCAATTAATAGTCATATAAGTTCCTTGAGACTCTTTAGCAGTAATAACTTGCTTCACTGCTTTTCTAAAAGCTGGACTAACTTTCACAGTTTTGACCTGCTTAGTTTTTGTTTTGCCCTTTACAACCATTGTACTACGATTAACAGCCTGGTTAGATGCAGATACTCTAGGCATTTCTTTTTTTCTTGAGGCAACTTGGTAAGCACCATATATTCCGCCAAGAGCACCTCCAATGACTGCACCAGCATCACTTAATGCTGGTCCTCCAGCAAGACCAGCAAATCCTCCAATGGCTCTGCCAATGCTATAATCTGACACTATATCGGAAGCATCTGTTGAAGCACTCCATCTTCTATGAACTGGAGGCCCTGTCATAGATATTCTGCGTCTTCTTCTTGGATAATCTGATTGATGTATAGTATATCTTTTCATTTGGTAAACCCTAACCCTAACTATTGTAGAGTTGATATCTCTCACGCTACGGCTGCCGCCTCCGCTACGAGGTGAAACATGTTAAAATGGTAGGTTTATTAATTAACGACGGCGTCGGTAGGCCCTAACCCTAACCCTTCTGGCCCGAACTCTAACGGGTGTCCGTACCACACGGCGGCGA